ATTACCGCGCCCCACTACCCCAAAGGGTCATCATCTAGTACCTCAACCTTAGCTAAGGTGTCTAAAAACTCTGCCCCAAACATCGGTACGGTTTGCCCGCTTGTGCGTAAACACTCCCAGGCTAGCCAGTACACATCGCTTTGCTTTTCATCATCTCTAAAGGCTTTGTGAAAACCTTTTTTTGCGTATAACTCAAAGGCATACTCAATACGTGGCGTAATCTGATGATCCGATACGCTGCCGTCTGCCCTTGTTATTTTAAGTTTTGCCATTGTGTTAGCCCCTTTGTTAGTTTGTTATGGTGCGGTTGTAATTACGATTGGTGAATTACAGGTAAAGGTAATGCTCTGAGTAGCAATATCTGCAACAGCGCCGTTAATATCTGTAGTGTTATTAACTAGCACAGTAGTGCTGTATAGCGGATTAGTTGCTGATACTGCGGCGCTTGTCTGCTTTAGCGTTAGGGTTACTGTTGTACCCCAGGCAGCTTGCAAAGTTGCGTTTACGTTTGCTGCAGCTGTATCGCTTAAAAAGTCTAGAGTAATAGTGCTAGCCTCTAGACCCTTAACAAACTTGTGAGCTGTATCGCCCATAGCTGTAACTTCTAGCTCATCAAAGGCACGGTTAATAGTTGCGCTTGTTACGTGGTCTGTTAGGGCTACCGAATTAAGGGTAACCTGTACGGTATTGGATAGATAAATCGCCATTGGGCTATTCTCCTGTTGTCTCGGTAGGTGTGTCTTTTGTCTTTGTCTCTTTAACCTCTACTGGCAACTCTTGGCCAATTTTGATTAAAAACGCTTTTTCTTCATCTGTAAGTGCCATTAGTTAGCTCCAGCTCGTTAGTATGCTTATTTGTAAATCTGCCGTTAGATAGTCACCTGCGGCAACGCTTAGTACGCTTGGCGCGCTCACGCCAGTAACATTAAATACGATTGCGCTATTAGCTAGTTTAGTAAACACAGCTACTATTGTGTCCTCTATGCCAATTAAGTTAGAGGCGTTGTCAAACATTGGTACCGTCATAATAATCTTAAAATTAGCCATAGGCGAAATAGTTGCCTGAGAGTTATTGCTTGGCGTGATATATGGATCCGCAGGGGCAACCACCACAGCGCTAGATTGCATAGTGCTGGGCGGATAGTTAAATACCGTCCATACGCCAGGGTTAGCCAGGGCTGCAGCTATTGTGCTGCGTAAGGTAGTTATAGCTGCAGGCATTAGCCGACCATACCCGCAGGTGAAAGATACGGGGCCAATAGGCCGCGCACGGATGCCATAAGAGTATTGGACATCTTAAAAGGGCTAGGGCTGTAGCCGTCTAAGCTAGTGCCGCCGTTTTGTGTACTAAATCGGCTAGTCCAGATATTTTCTGCCAGCATTAAAGCTGCAGCGTTAATAGCTGGGGTATTAGCGTAGGTAACCGTTTTTGTATCATCACCTGTCATAGTGCCGTAAGGCAGTACGCGCCTAAAGTTTTGATCTGTTGCTACTTTTGCATATTGGATAAAGCTATAGCCCTGTGGGAATTGCCAGTAATTTAGCTGCATATTAAATGCAGGCAAGATATTAGCTGTGCCTGTGCTAAATGGAATTGTGCCTGTAATTGTGTAAGTACCGTTAAAGGTTGAACCAGCCCCAGCAATAGTTACTGATTGGCCCGTAGTAAAAATGCCAGGGTTGGCAACCATAACGGTAGCGACATTAGACACCAACGCGGTACCGACTACGGGCGCGCTGTCAAACCATAAAAAGCCGTTTATTAGATCTTGTGCAGCTTGGCAGGTGTCCTCTATCCAGGTGTAAGAGTCATACAAAGTGCCAACGCCCAACGATGCTTTTAATGTCGCGGCGGTTACATATGTAGCTGGCACTTGTGTACTCCTATCTTACTTAGGTTTGGTAAGCCTCAAAGGGCTAAGAGGCCTACCAAACTATTAGTGGGTGTTTTTGTTATCAGGTTTTCTTAAACTTCAAGATACCATTAGGCATTTTGGCAATAGTTGCCATAAAGCCATAGATAGCTACCTGGATTTGCAGATTAGATACAACATTAACTGACATATAAGCCTGTGGGCTGCGATAAACAGTAAATGCCTCAGGTGCAAGAATAACTGCACTATCGTCATCAAAAGTAGTAGCTGTAAAGTTTTTATCTACATAAAGATCAAGACCTAGTACAGAACCACGAATAGAGGTAGGTGATACCTGTCCTGCCGCGTTCATAGGTTGTAGCGCCGTAAATACAGGTCGCTTTGTTGTATCTTGCGCTGAAATTAGTGCGCCCCATTGTGCAGGGTTAGCAATATAATTAGTAGCAAAATAGCCAGTATTTGTGTAAATAGTTTGTGCGCCTTCAGCTGCATAGTCAATGATGCCGTCTAAATCTGCTGTCGTGTTTGTGCCGTTCATACCTGCTGCTAACAAATCTGTTAGCACTTGGCTGTCAATAGTTTTTAGGTAAGCGTTTTGTAGCTGTGCTGTTAGCTCGGAGTAAAAATTAGGATCTGAGCGCTCTAGCAATTCTACGCTAAGTGTATTCATACCTGAATACTTTTTAACAGTACCGTTAATATAGGCTGTCTCCATACCTGTATTTTGTACAGCGCCAGCTTCGGCTTCCTGTGTTACTACAGGTGCTACACCTGTACCGCCGCCACTTGAGGTTACAAGTGAAGGCACTGAAATTGTCATACCGCTAGCAGGTAAAACACCTTGTGAACAGGCATCTATAGCAGGTGTGCCAAAACGTGTATTAGTTACAAACTCTGTCAAAAATTGTGTTGGATTAAATGCAGGGTTAGTAGTGAAGCTGTCATCGGCTGCCGTTACATATAGCTTTGACTCCTCATTACCTAATGCTGCTTTAATTTTATGCTCTGTGTATGAACCCATATTTACAATAGGTGTACGTACACGCTGAGAGTTAAGTGCGCTTGGTAGGATTATTTTACGAGCTGCCTCTACTGTAGGTGCAGCCTGCTCTGTGGCATCTACTGCCTCAGGTGCGTTTTCTTCGGGGGCTGTAGTCACAGCGGCCTCGCTTTCGGGTTGGGTTTCGGTTTCTGTCTCGGTTGTTACTATGTGCGTTGTTGTAACTTTAGTTGTAGCTGCCTCTATTGGCATATCACCTGCAGCTGCAGCAATTTTTTGCACCGCAGCGCTAGCAAAGGCAGCGCTCTCTACGAGTGACACCTCGCGTAAGGTGGCAGCGGTGACCAGGAGATAGTCTTTTTCAGGCTTTGATGCGGTAACTTCCACACCAACGGATAAGCCGTCCATAAGTTGTTCCTGGGCTAGCAAAATTGCATCTGATCCACGTGATGATGCACTTACCTTAAAACTGGCATAAAGGCCGTCTTTAGCTGAGGTCATACTTTGCATACGCCCTACTACGGCTGAGTTATCGTGCGCCATTAAAAGTTTTACTTTACTTGGCTCAGCTGCGCTGATTGAACCTTCAGCAAAAACTACTTTGCCCGCGCTTGTGTAACCTATCTCGCCATACGGTGCAATTTTGCCTGAGATAGTACGGCGCTCACCGCTATCTACTGCCTCAATATTGCCACTAAACGTTAAGATCACGGATTTTGTTCCCTTCATTAAGGCCACTAGGGCTTAGCTGTTCCATACTTTGCGCTTGCTCTAAATCTATTAAACCCAGGTTAAGCATCTTTTCTATTGCATCTAAACGAGCTGCAGTATCGGCACGTAAAAAAGTTTCATCTAATGCAAAGCGCACTACGTTACCGTGAGCCGTAATATCATCCATAGATAAACGGTTTTCAATAGCGCTAATAAACGGCTGCAAAGAATATGCTACAAACTCCTTGCGCCCGTCAATAATGTTTTGATACGTCATAGAGTTATTCATATCTGCACTTATGTAATATGCGGGCACGTTCATTAAACGCGCTATCTGTGTAGCTAGATACTGGCTAGCCTCGTTGTACATCATATCTTTAGGGCTAAAACCAACAGTTTGGTAATCTAACGTACTAGTTAAATATGCTGTACTGCGTGATGCACGTGCTGCCTTCCACGCAGCCAGCAAGCCGCTAATCTGTGCCTCAGGTAAATCGGCACCGCTATTTTTAATAAATCCTGTAGCCATTGGCGTAGCAGCTGCAACACTTGCGGCCTTTTCTAAATCTAGTGCCGCTTGTATTGTACGGGCGCCTGTCTCTAATACGCCAGGTAACAAAGATTGGAAAGTAACAAGGCTGCCAATACCTGACATAGGTGCGCGTACACCATTAACGCTGTAATACTGTACGGTTTCGCCCGTCTTATCTGTTGTAACAGTTACGCGAGTATTAGCTACCCACTCAAAACCGCTAGGCCGCCCGTCATCTGCGTACAAACTTGTAACGCGCCAATATGCAACGCCATAAAATAGTAATGAGTCAACAGTATAAGCAATAGTTACGCTGCGCGGTTGCCGCATATCGGGTTGGTCTAGCCATAAAGGTGACTCAATTTTTACGCCCGTAGATTTTTTGTATAACTCTAAATCTATACTTGAGATAACGCCTGCAATTAAATTACGGCAACGAGATACAGCTGGCACTTGCAAAGCTGTAAAACGATCCATAAACGGGGCGCCGTTGCCAGTTGCATAAAGGCCGCCGTAGCTATAAACGCCAGCGCCGTAACCTTGTGACATAACGGCAGGGGCTAACTGGGCTGTGACATCTTTTTTAGTAATACCTAAAGTTTGCAATAGACCCATAGGGCGGATTATAGGTTATCCACAGGTGTAAAGTTATACACACTCTCGGCGTGTCTAAACGTAAACTTTAGCCTCAGATACAGGCTGTGCCAGGATGTGAATTACCATAGCTAGGCCGATAGGTATATCCACAGGGCCAGCCGATTTACGGCGCACAATACGCCAAGCATCGGGTGTTATTTTAGCTGCGCAATTTGCCATTTGTTGTATCAATAGATCCTGCCCGCTGTGCCTTAAACGGTCATTGACTAAGGCATCGTGGAAGTCAGAGCAGGCAGTATAAAATGACTGCCCCGATACGTCTCTCGTTTGAACGCCTGCATTTTGTAAACGCTGAGCTATGGATGCCGTGGTGTACTTGTCATAACAAACCATACGCGGGTAATACATATCGGCCCATTTTTTTATACTTGCAGCTATAGCTAATTCATCTACGGCTACCTGTGAGCTGTATGTATCTAATACAGCTACACCTATGCGCCCGTCAGGCAATAGCTGGCCCATTACTAGGCTTGCATCGCGCCTAGACGGGCTAAC